CCCCATGCTGTAGAGGTGTCATCGCCGCCAGTAAACGCAGGATCAAACGGAACCTTTAGCTCCACATTGATGTTTTTGTTTGCTCCAGGGGTGCCTGTGTAGAACGCACCCGACTTGGCACACAAGTTTGCATCACCGTATAATGTAATTGTAAACGTCGCTTTTGCCACACCCGTTGTGTTTCTAAAGTATCTGTAGTATGTTCTGGTTGAGTTAGTGAGCGTTGAGTAGTTCGGGCTTCCTGCAGGGGCTTGTAGCGAACCACCATCGGCCGCGTTTCTTGTATCACCAGCATTACCAATCTGTAGTGGAGAGATTAGATAACCATTTGCTGTCACTAAACCATCAGCATATGCAGCATACGAAACAGTATCGTTAACAGAGATTTCAGAATCCCATGCTTGTGCTGCATCTGTTACTGCTGCTTGGTTCGCGTAACTACCAGACTGCACTCGATATGTTTCCAGCCCAAAGTACTCTTGTGCACCTAGTGTGGTGCTCCCAATCGTGCCTGAATGATACATGAATGATGTTTTAGACTGTGAGGCCGTTGATAGGTTTGTTTTTAGTGGGTGCAGGATTCTAGAAGTAACGGTTGCATCCACATCAGTGAACAAGCCTAAGCCGCCTGAAATGGAGGTTGTATTGTCAAACAACACCGTACCGGTCACCTCGATGTTTGCTGCTTCGCAGTTAGCAGTATTGTTGAGGTTCGGCAGGCTTACTGAAGCTGCTGCTGTGTTTAGAGTGGCGACACCAGAACCGACAATTCTAATGTTGCTGATTGAGCAATTTGTAGTTGTTGGGAACGATACAGCTGTTCCATCTTGGAAAACGTTTCTGTATACATTAGATGCGTCGTATGTGTAGGAAGCGCTTGGCTGAGAAGCGAAGTATCTTACACCTGACTGGTAGTAGATGTCTGAATGGTCGAAGTTTGTTAACGCGACATTTGCAGAAGATAGTGCATTGGCATCTGTATCAACAACCCACTCGATATAGTTTGTGGTAGTGCTGCCACCATCGGTCGTGTGAACCACTCGTGCTGTGTTGAAGCCTAAATCTTGATCGTCGGCACCAATTTGGAATGTGCCAGTTCTGTATGGTTTTGTATAGTCTGGGATTAGATCTGATGTTTTGCTCCAATTGAGGGCAGATACACTAAACCCTGAACTATTCGCGTTAAAATCGTTTGTTATCGCGTTTACGGTTGAGGTAAGATCAAGTTGATGCACCACTCTTCCGTTTACATACAATTGTAGTCTTCCATCATATGCGTCTTTAAAAGAATTTGCTGGGTAGTTCTGGCCGCTGGCAGTGACGTCATCATTCAGATCTCCGACAATGTTACCTTTTGATGAGAAGACCCCTAGGCGATCACCACTTGAATTGTAGTTATCGTTTGAGTCGTAATCTGTCAAACTAAGAGCGGAGCCTGTTGCGGGCGTATATCCTGTAATTGAGTTAGAAGAACCGAATGAAAGATTTGCGTCGGATACTCCTGCTGAATCTGTTTCAATATCGTCTAATTGAGGAGCTTCTGTGGGGGCCGACACATCTGATGCGCCAAGTTGGAAGTTTAGTTGCCCAATTTGACCTTCCCAATCAGCGCCAGCAAGCACCTTTAACATCACATAATCGTTATCTGCTACTGAGGCTGAGCCGAATGTAATACAGTGAACACTGTCATCTGTGTGATTGACATTTGCGTTGTCGCTGGCTCCGTTAATAAGAGCGCCGGCGGCGTCGGCAATGCTTCCATACGCAAAGTCTTGTGAAATATCCATCCACCCAGTTGTGGCCGGAATCTTTGCATATACTTTAATCTTATTTGTTTGTCCTGACAAGGACGTAGCATCACTAACAATCTGTGCACTACCCTTGTCGGACGTAATCTTCATATCGCGGATTGCAGCACCACTAGTGTTTTGAATCTTGCGATAGAACGTTCTAAGGCCAGTAACGCCTGAGTAGTCAGGCTGGCCGGCTTCTACATTAGACATGGCGCTGAAGTCGCCGCTGTTTGGCAAGCTGGAAGCTGCAGGGCTGTACAAGTTCTGATCGAACATGATAAGGCCATCTGTGTGCCCAGCAGAGCCCGTAGCCAACATATGGTTGCTGGACGTCCAGTCCGTACCATTTCCAGAAGCGTTCGCTTGCGTATCATAACTGCCTGACTGTTTTCTGTAAGATTCGTCGTGGAACCGTTCAACCAAGTTGGAACTAGCAAGAGTTCTGTTATCAATCAAGAAGCCGTCACCAGTAGTTGCCGAGCCGGCATTTGATAGTGTACTCTTGAGAGGGTGAGTGGCTGTGACATTTGCCGTAACCGCTCCATCTAGCAAGTTATCAACATTTACTGACAAACTAGCTGTAAGACGCAAAACCTGATCTTGATTTTGGCCGGATGATAAATCTGATACCGCTTGGGCCGATGGTGTAGAAGAGTTGCCTACTGTAAAGCTGACCGGAGTGCCTGAAGCCGGGAACACGTTCTGGTACATGTTTGAAACATCGACTTTGTAGTTTGCCGTAGCCCCTGTGTTGTAGCGTACACCAGAAAGATACTTTGAGCCAGCAAGAGTAATGTCTTCAATTCTTTCATTTGCAGCGGCCAAGTTGTTAGAAGAACCAGATGGATCGTTTACCCACTCAATATAGTTTGTCTCACGATCAATTCCACCGACAGTGTGCAGAACTCTAGCGTAGTTCCAGCCATTCCTCATGTCGTCTGGATGGATTTGATATTTGGCGGTTCTGTGTTTAAAGATGTACCACTCTGCGCCGTTCCCGTCGAAACTTGATGCAGCAGTCGAAACGTTTACAAACCCGGAGTTGCCTGTAAGCGAACTAGCGGAACCTGTTGCGGGGTTGCCTGCTCCTGTAAACGATGATAAGTCAACTGAGTGGATTACGCTGCCGTTGACTTCTAGTTTTAGCGTTCCCTCGTCTGCGTTCGTAAACGAGCCAGAAGCATAAGCTAAAAAGCCATTGGTTTCATTGCGAGCAACATTATTGTTTACGTCACCGGTAATTGTTTGTGTATTCTCATAGACACCTAAACGAATGTTGGAGCCGGATGTTTCAGCTTGATAAGACTGGTTTCTTGTTTTTGCTCCGAAGCCGGCTGCAGTAGAGACCGCTGTGAACCCTGGAATTGCATTGCTAGCTCCAAATGAAAGCTTAGCTGCAACCCCGTCTGTAACGTCTTCATCAATAGAGCGGACAACTGGTGCGGGTGATGGCGCTAAAATTTTTAAAACTTCATTAAACCTGTCAATTGGCGTGCCAACTGGTGTAGATGTTGTGAAGTCGGTATACAGGCCATCAGTATAATCGCCATCTTCAGCAGCACCAATTGTTCCCCCGGACCCTCCTCCGCCTTGTGCGGAGCTTGTAAGGACTACGCGGTTGGTCGATGGATCTAAGGCCAAATAACTTGAAGTGTTTGGCAGCGTAGCAGACTGCAAACCTTGAAGTATTAAGGGGTGACTAGATGCCGAAATGGTTAATTGTTTACTTGATTCAGAATAGGTAAACCCTGGGTGGCCCTCAAAACTATTGCCACTTGAATCTCTAGTTGTTAAAACACGATCTGTGCCAGGATTCAGAATAGAATATACTGAACTAAACGGTATCGTCGTAATGCCGGTTCCATCGCCGGCAAAGGCTCCATAGAACGAACCTGTGATCTGAATGGATCCGGTTTCGCCCAGTGTAACAGAACCGGAGAGATAATTGTGTCCCACTTATGTCGCCCTCCGCTTATTAATTAGAACACAAACCATCCATCTGAACCATTACTGTACAAAGAAATAGCAGCGCGGGAGCCCATAACAAAATATTCGGCTTGGCCGTCGATTGTCTCACTGCCATCTGCTGCTATCGTAATCTTATTGCCGCTGGTTCTCGGCTGAGTTGTTCCTTCGTCTTTGATAAAGACAACTCGCCCGGGTGTGTTATTAGCGGAGGGAAGGTTAATAGTCGTCGCACCGTTTCGAGTAACGCCGACGATAGTATGTGTTGTATTCAATGTGTAAGGTGAAGACGAAACTTGTGTATAGCTAAACGCAATAGAACCACTGACTGAGAAGTGAGAGGTTGGGGCATTTGTCAGAACGCCAACTCTGTTGCTGGCTACTGCCGCTGCTCCTGTGACCACTAGAGCAGGCTGTTGCGTATTAACACCAGCCAAAGCTAGTGTACCTGTAATTGTATGCAAATCTGCAAAATCATTACCAAAAGAAGTCGATCCAGATGCATCAATTTCAGTAATTGATGTGTTAATGACGTTGTAGCTGTTGGCTGTTAGGTTGCCTTCAACCGTAACATCGCCGCTAAACGTACTAGAACCTGATAACTTGAGTGAGCCAGTCAGAAGGAGAGAATGAACTTGGCCCCCATCATCAAGTAGTGTAAAGTTTTCTGAGCCTGAGATCGTGAACGAACCATTACGCACCAGTACAGAACCCGAAGGTCCTGCCATGGAACTAATTGCAATGTCGTCACAGCCGACGTAGGCCCACCCAAAACTCATTAGTTAAACTCCTATGGTACTTCGATACCGTCGCCGCTCAAGTCATACATTTGATCTCTAGGAATGTTTGTAAGGCCAGCAGCTACACTGATACATGCGGCATCGGGCCCTTTGACCCAAATTGCGTTACATTTAAGTTCTAGTCTAGGTGATGATGTCCCAAAGGGAACGTCGATATAACAGTTATCGCCTACACCATCAGCGTGAAAAGCAACTTGAATTGCAGCACTGGCATGCGTGTTGGTAACGACAATCCATCTTGTGACAAACGGGAACTCAATTTTTTGAAGGGTGTTTCCGTTGATTGCGCCCTTGACCCATGGACGGCCTGAGACCTGATATGCACCAACATGTCGGATACTGGTGCTGTACGGTTGTTTAAATGACATTGTTTCTCTCCTAAATTACAATTGCGCTTTTTGTAAATAGTTCAGCTTTTAGAACTAAACCATTATTACCTATCGTATTTAGCACGCTTTTTATATTTTTGTGCTTTAAGCTCTTCGCGCTGTCTGAGCCGTTCTGCCTTTTGGCGTTTAATTCTTTTCTTTTCAGAAGGTTTTATATATGCGGTACAACGTTCTCTGTATCTTTCTACAATTCCGTCTTTTTTACATTTTCTAATAAATCTTCGAATTAAGCGCTCGGATGATTCGTTTCTTCTTGCGCGTACTGACACGTTAACTGCAGCCATCTTACTTCTTCATTCCTTTTGATAATGCGTTCCAAGCGCCGCCGGATGAGGCAAATAAGTCGCCAATATCAACACCGGCATCGCCTGGGTCTCCCAGATCTACAGATCCGGCTTTTGGTTGCGCGGGGGCGCGGGTTGGTGTTGTGTCTTCAAAAATGTTAACACCGTTAAAAGCCTCTGACCCGATAGAGTCAAGCAGCTTTTTCTTTCTTTCGGCCAATGCGGCCCTCTGTAAGTTAACCCGGGCTTCGGCAACTTGTGCTGTCCTAGGCTCGGGAGTCTCGGTTACCACTTGTGCGGTCGTGCCTTTTACTACCTCTTTGATTACAGAGGAAAGCACGCCTTCTTCAAAAATCACCTCCTTGATGCACTCTTTGATTAATGGCTTCAAGACTTTCTTTAATTGGTTTTTGTTCATTTATCACTCAAAATATCATTAAGCATACGGTTAATCTTGTCTGCTTTGGTAAATACGTTAGGTTCTTCGTAGTTCTTGCCTTCACTAATTGACATATAAGCGCCAGGGGTAGAAGGCTCAGAAACAAAATCAAAGCAAATAAGTTGGAAGTCGTCCTCTACGATTGTTCCGTTTGTTGATTCGTGCACAGAACCAAGACCTCGTGAAGAGATACCTAGGCTGGCGCCGTCGTTGACGAGGGCCTGTAGGATCTTGCCGGAAGGCGTGTTAAGCACCTTTACTTTACCCATTACGTTTTTGTCATCCCACCACACCTCTGTAATCATGTGCGAGGCGTTCTTTAGATTAATTACTGAATCGTCTGGGTGATCTAGCTCTCCTAGGGCGCGGCGCTCGTTTACGAGCTTGGAGTAGTTCTCCATCTCTCTCATAAGAACTCTGTGTGGATAAATACGGCCGTTGCCGTTTTGAACATCAGCCTCTTGCAGTTTACCAGAAAGAATCATGCCGCCGTTAGCAACATATCTTTTCTCTTCCTCGGTTAACAAGTCCTGACAAACTCCGCCCTCGCAAAGTTCGTAATATTCTCTTAAAAGTACTTTTTTCATAATTTATTACCTATGCGGGCGCTACCCGCGCGATTATGGAACCCTTACAGCAACGTCGAACCGGCTGAAGGGCCCACTTGCTAATCCATGTGTTTCCCATTGTTTGCTCCTATTTGTAAACCATTATCGCAAAATAAAACATTCATTATGTATGAAGTGCCCGAGGAGACCCAACCACAAATAAACAAATTTGCTATAGTTTGTTCAAATGTAAATAGTTCAGTGTACGGAGAAATGCATAACAAAAAAGCACCAACCCAAAACCCCATACACATAGGGCAATGAAAAAGCTCTCCGAAACCTCTTAGCCATGTCTTTGCTGGCCTAATTTTGTTGAAGATTGAGCCGTAAACTAGAATCTGTGTTAAACCGTATGCACAGAGTATGAACCACATCATGTTTACTACATATAGACTACTCAATTATCACCTCTAAAAATCTGTATTTGCTGCACGTTTAACGACTGTCTGGCCAGCTTGCTGAGCAGTATCGGCGGTGTGCTGGACGAATTGGCTGAGCGGTTGCGATAAGGTTTGTGCGTTAGCCTGTTTACTAACGTAACTTGCCTTGTCTGAGGAATACTTTGCAAGAGCATCCTTTCCATCGAGAACCGACTGTTTCCATTGAGCGAACTCTTCACTTCCCTTGCCACCAGCTTGTTCAGCATCACCTAGCATTTGAACTGCCTGTTCTAGTGAGGCGGTCATTTGATTTACGCCCGTCGCGGACATGTCTGAGGCAGCTTCTATCATATCTGACATGCTAGAGTTTTCTGTCAGTTGTGACAAAAGTCTGCTTCCAGCATCCACACATGTATCACAACCAGCATCAGTAGATATCTGAACCGCTGATTCAATCACATGTCTAATCTCAGATGTCTTGTCTGCAATTTGATCTACATTTTGCGATGATATAAGATCGACCATCTCTGCGCAGCCCATGTAAACCGCTGCGGCTGTGGCAATCAGGACCATGCCAGCAATAATGTACTTTCCGTATTTTTTCATGAATGGGTGAGCCATAAATTTAGAAATCATATTTTCATTGACGGCACCTGAGCCCATAGTGCCCTTGATCCAATTTAGGGCCCTCTGAATAGCTGCTACCGAGGTGGCCCCCATGATCATTCTCATTAAAGGTTGAATTAATTTACTGTACAGGAACGTAGCTAATCTTTTTAAAACGTTTTTTCCTGCTTGGGTCACCTTTTGGGCGCCCTTTTTAATGGCGCCGGCCGCTCTTCTTAAAATTCCTGCTTCCTCTAGTAGTCTTATTTCATACTCTAGCGAAGCTTCCCACGTTTCATACAGTTTTTGCTCAGTTAGCTTTCCAGCCAGCATCCTTTCATGCAATCTACTAAAAGACATGCTTTCTGATGGGGAGGGTGCGCCGTTTTCAAAAAGATAAACCCTGTCGTCAGTCTCGTTTTCTACTAAATCTACGAAAGAGTTCCAGTTTTCTAAAATTATTTTTAAATCATTGTTCATGCTGATGATTCCTAAATCTTGTACAACTGCGATAATCCATATGGGTCTCGTACATACCCTGGGCGAATCGAACCCTTTGTATCATGGTGTGGGACATCACCAAGATCTGTTGAGTTTAAATCATCGGGATCTGTAAACATATCCCCTGTCTGATCTGTATAACTCCTAACAAAGTCGAAATAAGGCCTTTCTTCTGCAATGAACCCATCAACGTTTAGAAGAACCATCTTGACTGGGTTTAGGCCATCTACTGACTCTGCCATGATAGCTTCAAGTGAGCCATATACGTTTCCACCCTGGACCGTTGCAAAATCAATTACGCCTTTTCTTTTTAAGTGTGCAAACAATCTGTTTTGAGCACCGTAAGCGGCATCTGTGATCGTTTCTTTAGGCAAAGTTAAAACTTTGTTTTGCTTGGGCATAATGATGATATCAATATCGGCATGATCAAAGATCATCAAATTGCCATCAAGCGACTTTCGAATTTTTAACTCAAAAGTTCGCTCAATAGATTTGGATTCTGGCTGGTTGTCGGCCTCCCTAGCGGCTTTTCCAATCTTGATCTTGATGCCCATTAGTCGCTAAGCTCCTTAACGAGGCCTTGAATCTTTGCGATGTTCTGGATGAAGTCTTTGTCGACCGCGGTCTTGCTTGTGTTTTCCAAGAGGCTACACACCTTTTTGGCTTTTTCCATCATGCTAGAGTCTTCTTGCAACTCAGGGGCGGACAAAGCAGAATTCATGCCAACTTTGAGACGCTCGATCTCTTCATTTAAATAAACCTTAAGTTGAACGCCATTATCCGCGAATGACGAGATGTAAAAGCTTATAAGCTGCTTCTGCTCTTCTAATAGATGTTCTGAATACTTTTCATTGAACCTTTCTACAAACTTTTTGTATACCAAGTTGTCAATAGGCTGAAGATCTTCCGCAGACTTCTCTTCCTCGGAAGACATATAATCAACAATTTTCTGTTCGAGCAGAACTTTACTTTTTAGTTTAACATTTGGATCAAAAAGCTGCGCAATTGACGCCAAGCTTTTATAGTTTGGAATAAAAGTCTTAAAACTATCTTGACCAATCTCTTTGTTGATCTGCTTAATTACTTCAGTTTGAGCATCGTACACCTCTTCATGATTAAGGGTAGAATATGCTCTTGTTACCTCCTGAAGCAATCGTTCTGATAGTTCTTTCGTTAAGCCGCGGGTTTCGTATAGGGCCTTGTAAAGCTCTAGCTCTTGACCTAGTACTTTGTCTGTTGCAAAATTTTGTCGCAAAGCTTTAACTACTGCGGCCTTTTTTTGTGCATCGTTTTCGACAACAGCTTTTGTGTATTGCTGTGTTAGGATTTCAAACAAAATCGCTGTATTGCGCTTTTTATTGTGTTTCATCTTCATTATTAGTCTCCGCAGTCTTTTCTAAATTTGCTAGCAAAACCCTTACTTCGTTGTTAATTTCAAAAATTCTGTTTTCTTGTAGAATTTCTTGGCTACTATAATTAGGGGCATCTTCAGTAAATACGCCCTTTGATAAAGAACGAAGTGGTGCAAGGCCCATATTGGTACGCCTATCTGTTCCAATCTCGGGTGTTGCAATCCTATTATATGATCTTTGTCTAGCACCCATGTCTCGTTTGTCTGACTGAACGGGGTAATACTTCTTACCTTTAGCTCCAGGGGTCAGGCGTGGCGTAGGGCGGCTGCCGGGAGGTGCTGCAAGTAAGTCCCCAGGGGCTGGCTCTGGCGGCGCTGCAGGGGCATCTCCAGCAGGGGGTGAAGTTCCTGGCTCAGCCGATGCATCAGGTGGCATCTCCTTCTCGGGTGTGTCAAGGCCGGCAGGATCATCACCGCCAGGAGGCTTAACATCTCCCCCTAGTGGAGGAGCACCGCCTCCTAGGCCAGCAGCTTCTTGGGCTGCAGATTCTGCCACAGCCTGCAGGCTTGCATCGTATTTGCGGTCGTAGAAGATTTCGCGCTGATTTCTTAAGAATTCCTCTTCTGACATTGAGAATAGGTTTTGTGCTACCCAACGGCGTGAGAAAAACCCTTCGGTTGCTGCGCCGGCAACGTCAAACTTAGTTCTCCAATGCTCAAGCTCTTGTAATTCTGCAATACGAGAAGGGTTGTTGAGCACAAGTTTGAAGCTAAGCAAATCGTCTCCGCGGAACCCAAGGGTGTATAGGTGCACAATTCCAAGCTTTTCTAACTCCGCAATAACAACTCTCTGTAAACGCTGAATGGTTCTTGCAAAGCGAATATCTTTCTGGGCGAGCGTTGTTTTGTCTTCTTCTGCCCCGTCACCCATTGTAAGATATGATTGAGGAATTTTTAGCGCGGAAAAGAGCTTATCTCGTAAATACTTAACGTCATCGATTGCGGTTGCGTGTTGGCCGCCTTGGAGGTTTTCGATTCTTGTGCTGCTGGTGCCGCCGCGGACTGGAATGTAGTAGTCCTCCTCTACTGACATCGGGTTGTAGCGAAGGTCTACACGGCCTGTACTGCTGTCAAGCACCTGATGCCTCTTCATCTGTGTGATGATTTTCTGCATGTACTGTTCAACATCTGGTGGAGAAACCTGTCCAACATCAATATAAAAAACACGGCGTTCAGGGGAGCGGATAACTCGATAGGCCATCATCGCATCTTCAATAAGAGTCAGCTGGCGCCAAATGCGGCGGGCTGGCTCAAGGATTGAGGTGCCATATGGTGCATATTTGTCGTGTCCCAAAACACGAAAGTGGGCAATCTGCCAATTTTCGAAAGTCATGCCAGCAGAGTTCCACTGGAACTGCAGGTAGTTGGGGTTCGTGGCGTCTTCGCCTTCTAGCCTATCCACTTCTTGTGGAGGCAAAGGCATGACGGTACGAATACCAATAGTCTCGTCCAAATCAATGTATAAAAAGAAGTCACCATACTTGCACATTGTGCGACACCAGCCGAACAGGTTGGCGTCAAGATTCAGAATATTTGTGTATAGCGTGGTTAGCGATGCCTTGATTTCCTCGTTAGGGCAGTTGATACGAATCATAGGCGATAAGTCTGATGATGTCGTCATCTCATCTGCGTAAATGTCTAGTGCAGAAGCCAATTCGGGCATGTACTCCATTTGATCAAAGTCGACATACCTTTCTGCTCTGCGTTGGTTAGCAATTGCTTCATGTGAAATTCTTTCAAGAGGATTATAAGTACTCTTCTTGAACTGTTGACCACTAGCTGACTTAAACCTTGTAGCGTATTTATCAAGATGCTGGCGCCTGATTCGGCGGCCTGACTGTGATCTGTAATTTACGATTGGACCAGAAAATAATCTGGTTAGACGTTGGAACAGCGTTGACTGGCTGTTTCTTGGATTCTTTGTATTATCTGCCATAATTAACCTTTATATACCCACAAAAATTCTTTTATTTGTTTTTTCTGCTCTTCTGAAACTGCATTTCCTTTTGTTTGTTCATAACCCTGCATGCCAGCGATTGCTGTATTCATCTTGCGATTTGATGTTGTGATTGCTGACATCATTGCTTTTTGATACTGAATCTCTCTTTGGTTCACTGTTAAGGCAGTATCTCTTACCCAACATGCAATTGCCAAAGACATAACCAAGTCATCTGCGTATCCGCGCATGGCTTGGGGCCGGCCATTATACCAAATAAAAGTTTTTAGTTCCTCCACAGTGCGACTGGAATATACAGTAATTAGTTTGTTTCTGATGAACTCTTCTAATTTTGCAATAACTAATGGTCTAGTTTTTGAAGAAGTGGTAAAACCAGCTACGGCATTACTCATTACTTCTGCCTGATATTGTTCTACGAATTCGTGTGTAGACTTAATAGAATGATATAAGTTTGGGTAACCAAGTTCATTAAGTTTTTCTAAAACTGACCATCCGACTGACGCGTTTTCGACAACCAACAAGCACTCTCCATATTCCATGCCGACATCATATAATATCTTAGAATACGCATCAATTGTAGGTTTTCCTTTATATTCTGCGATGACTTCCATGGTCTCTAGCTTAATAACGTGAAAAGCAGAGCTATCGGCTCCGTCGCCGCGGGCAACATCCGCAACAAGTAAGTAAGAAGCAGAAGGATCATAGTCTTGCCAAATCCAGTAGTTCCTGTCAAAACCTGTTGTGTATTTGGGCTCGCATGTCTGTTGTACCATTCGTGTGAGGTCATCTGGGTGGACTACACTATCTCCTGAAGTATTGAAGTTACATTCAAGCTCCTGAGCAATCTGGCGCCGAGACATGTTTCTTGTCTCTTTTTCAAACCACTGCTGATCACGATCAGGGTGCACATCCCACGGCAAGCATACAGGGTTAAAATCGTTTCTTTGCTCATCTGCATCAATGTATGTCTGATGAAACCAGTTACCAACACCATTAGGAGTTGATAGGGCAATACAGCGACCACCAGTTGATAGAGTAGGATATAGACCGGTCCATAACTCTTCTAGGCCCTCGACGTGTGCGGCCTCGTCAATCACCAAAAGAGACAAGGCCTCTGAACGACCAGCATCAAAGGAGGTCGAAGAGGCCTTGATTTGCGATCCGTTGTTAAGTTCAAAAGATGTACGGTTATCAATTTTAATGTCTGCGATCTTGATCCATGGCGGAAGGTGTTCTACAATTGCTTTGACCTTCTTTACCAAGTTTGCTGCTGTACCAAACTTTGTGGCCATGACCAAGACATTTTTGTCTCGGTGAAACATCATCAGCCACACAACGTACCCGGCTGTAATTGTAGAAATACCCAGCTGTCGAGCTTTTAGAATAACATTAAAACGATAATCGTTAAAATCATCCAGAAGATTGTCTTGGAATTCATAAGTCTTAAAAGGAATTAGTCCATGTAGGGGATGAGAGATCTTAGCGTAGTTCTTAAGAAAATAGCTAGGATCTTTACCGCATTTTACAATTTCTTTAATTTGCTGTTGTTTAGACAGAGTAGCCATACTGCGCCATTAGGCTATCGCTTATCGTTTTTTGCTTTTTTGCCGAGGCCACCAAGAGCAACAAACTTTTCAAAATCAGGATCGATCTTGCGCTCGGGCTCATCTTCCATTTGTACGTTCTCAACTTCGTTAAGAGAACCAATTTCATAATGCTTCTTGGCTTGGACCCATGTGCGGACTTTTGACGTGTTCTGCACTAGTACATCGACTTCGCCCACAGCCTTGAGTGACAAACTGTTGCCTGTTACCTTTTTGTATTCTTTCTTAAGGAAGCTAGCAATGTCTTCAATCATCTGCTCAGTGTCTGCCTCAAAGTTACCACCGTAAACTTCTTTAAGTCGAATCTCTGAGTGGTAAGATAGGCATAGTCTGTTGCCGTAGAAAGACACGTTGAACCCGTCCATGACGCGCTTGTCAATAAGAGGATTCCCTTCTTCGCGCTTAAGGCCGGCCTTAACGGGCTCGCCATTTTCATCGAGGGCACCATCATAGGCATTAGCTGCTGCCTGCTGGATTCCTTGAATAATTTCTAGTGTTGTAGCCATTGTGTTTGTTTCCTTCTATTAAATAGTGCAATTTTTGGTTAATGGCAAATCTTATCCGGCGGCTTCAGATTTGTCGTTTAAGTTCTTCTTTACCAAGTCTAAAACAGTGTCGGGCTGTAGTTGTGTGTCCGTGGCAATATCAGCTATATCTTTCAAAAGATCATCAGCTAAGTTAGCTGCAGCATCTTGGGCTGTGTCAATGTCCGCAGTACTGTTTTCTTCTTCTCCAGAAAGAGTTTCTTGCGAATCATCGAAAAGACCATCGATTTCCTGTTCAATAATCTTTTTAAGTTCAGCGATTGTGATTTTCATTTTATAAAGCTCGCTCGTACTCGTCGGGATCTACTTCGCCAAGATCATAACGCTTCCAGTCTTTATGGGCAGCTTCAACATCCTCTACGTTATAAAAGCCGTCGCGTACTATATCGTCAAAGATTTGTTTTGCTTCCTCATCTCCTGTGTCGCGACTCAATCCTTTTTGAACAGCGTATTTTATTACAGCTGCGATATCGTCGGACACGCCTTCCTTCATAAATCTCTTCCAGTTTTCCATTATCAATTTCATAGCTCATGCGCTCCTCTAAATTTTTTGTTCAAGTCAATCAGTAGTTTCATCTGGTCTCCATCCTTCTAGCCATCTTTCTTCTCGACCTTCTACCCACTTGACATAGCAGTCAAAGCAGCATTCGTATTTTGTCATACAAACATCGTCTGTAGATTTAAAAAATATCTTGCTACAAACCGGGCATGGGGTCTTTGAATCTTTATTAAGTAGTTTTTGTGAAACTAAAAAACCGCCAACATCTACTTTTTCTGAAACTTTAGACTGCTGCAGTTCTTTAGAGTACAATTCTTTCTGTTGACGAATGTATTCTTTTTCTTTTTCTTCGTTCCAATTAGCCTTTGGATTTTGAATAGCTTCTTCACCATACTTCTGGCGAATCGCCTTTTCAAAGGCCGCTAGCTTGTCCCAGTCTTTATCACTCATTAATTACTCGCGCTGTTAATTGCTGCGACAATACCGGCAGTTACGCCGACACCAATCGCAAAGCCACCAATAACAAACCAATGGCGGTCGTTGCGGCTTAACTTAGACAATGAAGCGTTTAGTTGTGCAATCTCCATGTCTTTTGCTTCGATTCTTAATCTGTACTCTTCGTCAAGAGCGCTGTATCGAGCATCAAGATTGTCAAGCTCTAGCTGGTGCTGTGCTGTAAGTTCCGATAACTGATAATCAAGCTCGATCTGAAACTCTGCCCTGAGTCGGGGTTGAATTGTTAGGATGTGTGCTGTGGCTGCTGGATCGAATAACGTGCCGCGGAAAGGAGCACGCTGGTTTACATCCAAGATTGTAAACTGGCCTGTTGGAAATGCTGTATTTGTGTCAGACTCTTCTGCCTGTGCTGTGCCACACAAAACTAAAACTAGACTTAATGTTTGCGCAATCTTACTCAACATATTCAAACCCAAATTGATTTATGATCTCATCAATAACTTCTTGCGGGGCCTCCGTGTGGTTGTCCTCAAGTTCTTGCTGGTTTCGACGGGCATCACGCTCGATCTGTTCTAGATCTTGTGCATACTCTTCTTGAATCCTCTCAAGCTCTTGTTCATACTTTTCCAGTGCCTCTTGGCGTGCACGAAGTTCTTCTTCATGAATGTCCTGCAGGCCTTCGATTTGTTGCTCGTAACTTTGTTTAGCTGTCTCATAAGCTTTTTGAAGCTCGTTCATGTCACTTTGCATTTTAAAGAAGATTACCGCTGATAGCATAACCAGTAGAATCTCTTTCCAGTGTTTTAGAAAAAACTGTAATGCTGCCTTTTTCACTGTAATAAAATTCACTATACACCTTTAAGCTTTGCGATTCCATCGATGACGGTCTGGCCGCCGATATAAATACCTGAAATAATAACCCAGTCTGAGGACTCTAGTCCTGCAAACACCATTAGCCCTGTAGCTGTTAGCCATACCATAAATTTACGAGAAATCATCTTCTCTACTAGTCTATCTAACTTTGCTTTTGCTGCTGCCATCATGTTCACCTCCACCATTTACTGGTTAATTTTGGCGTACCCGTTGTTCTTGTCTATAACGATTTGCATGTCTACACAATCCTTAAGAGAATCGAGATGCGAAATCAACAAGACATTCTTGAAGTACACCTTAATTAGTTCCAAAATGCGAATAAAGCCTTCCATATTGTCTTCATCTAAGGCAGTGCCGGGCTCATCTAGGACAAAAAGATCGCCCTTTGGCAAAGACGATACCGATAACATTGCCAGTCGAATAGCCATGGCGCCCATAGTCTTTTCAGCACCGGAGGCCATTTCGATAGGTCGAGCATCATGTTTTGGGTGCTTAATGAAAATATCAAACTTCTTGCCGTTGTCCTCAAAGAACACTTCAAAATTGGTAATATTTGTAAGAACCTTAGCGATCTCCTGATTGATGACTGGTAGCTTTTTCTTGATGATATCATAGGCAATGCCGTTAGAATGCATACAGCGCATGAAAAGATCATAAGCAGCAAACTCTTCCTGCAGATCTAGCCGCTCTTTTTTGTCTTCTCGGATAGCCACCACCTTCTGCTCTAAAGAGCCGTTGGTCTTTACAAGCTCAAGAATCTGTTCTTCACATGCATCGAGTTGATTGTTCTTAGACGTCAAGTTAAGCGTTAGCGACTTTTGCGTGCTGGTTAGTTCTTCAAGGTTTTCGATTGCCTCCTTATTCTGATCGTATTCATCTAGCTGGGCTGTTAGTCTTTTGATTTCATGGTGTAATTTTTCAGAAGCTAGTTTGTTCTTTTCAATCTCTAAGTTCAAATCAGCAATAGTGTTAGATACCAGCACCTTGCGCTCTAGAACCTTCTTGTGCTTAAGCAGGTGCTCCTGTACCCGATGAGGCTCATAGGCCTCTAACTCTGTCTGCAAGGCCGCGAGGGACTCGTTTATCTCGGCAATCTGTGTTTCGCTAATCGGAATCCTAGTTTGTGCAACATGTGCATCCTTGATAAACTTGCAGCTTGGAAAGCTGGTTCCACAAGGTATGCCCTCTAGCAGAGCACTCTTCCTTCGATGACGCTCAAGTTCTGCAACTTCGTTGCTGTGCAGGGCCTGAGCTTCGCTAATCTGGCCGGCCAGTGCATCTATTTCTCCTGATTTTTTCTCTAAATCTTCCAGATCAAAGGTCTCCAAGAAGTTGTTGATCTTCTCGTACATTTCCTCATTCTGTTTGCGCTTCTCACGGTTTTCCTTGTTGGTATCAACAACAGCAATCTTCTTGTTTCTTGCGACAGCCAGCTCAGACTTTACCTTTACAACATCAATGATCTCTGCTGGGATCGAGTCGATCTTGAGTGATACCTCTGCTATATCATTCGTTAGCTTTTCAATGTCAGACTTCAAGACAGCACAGAGTGACTTTTGAGTCTCCATCTCCTGCACGTTGGCTTCAAGGTCTTCTTGTGCTTCCGTAATCTCTTGATCATAGTCGCGACCGTCAAGTCTTCGGAGTGCTCCGCGGGTGTCCGACGCATCTTCCTTAGCCAACTTAAACTTTTTCTCAAAAACCTCAAGGTCTAGAAACTTAGCGATAATCTCCTTACGACGCGTGGAACCTTCGTCAATAAAACTAAGGGCACCATGCTGACTAGACATTGCTGAGATGAGAAAATCCTCCAGTGTTCCGAAGTGCTTACGAATATTTCTGTCTGTCTCCATTCGACTAAGGCCGTTAAGGCTTTCGATCTCGCCGGTAGCCTCACAGGCAACTTCAAAATTTAGGTCAGTCTTAGCCTCTAGCGTTTCCTCACCCTTGAGTCGTTTGATATACTTCTGACTTGTTCTTTCAATACTGTACTTGCGCTCACCAACAGAAAGCTCCAACTTACCACGGCAGTCGTTCTTATTCTGGTTGATAATGTTAAGATTCTTTCTCTCATTCTTTGATGTGGTGTTAAACATCGTATATAAGATAGAATCAACAACGCTACTCTTGCCGCTGTAGTTTTTGCCAAAGATGCCAATAATACCGTTTACCTTATCAAAGTCAATGGCATTGTCGCTACCGTAGTTGAACAGGTTGTCCCACTCCACTCTTCGCAACTTCCAGTTGATATTACGGCCAACCTCTTCTGACTCTTCAACAACGCGGTTGTAGTGAGCGTTCAAGTTTTGAACCCTCTCCATCATTATTTCGTCTACTTCATAATCTTTCAGATACTCTGCAATGAGCTTCTTCTGAATTGCTGGATCTCGCAGGTCTTCTGTCTTTAGTTCATTGGCAAGGTCTTCAACATTCCCACGTTCGCCGGCAGCACGGTTTAGGAATGTGATGCTTTCTGGGCTGAACCTGTGTTTTGCAATGTCAACAGCCTTCTTCATCTTAGATAGAGGAAGGTTATTGTTGCTTACAAGTCTTAGGCGTGCGCCATCAGGAACACTTGTGCCTTTGGGCATGCGGCCCTTTGGTGTTAGTTCAATCGTGATAAACGGCTTGGGGTTCAGCAGAACATGGTGCTTGACAGTAAAATCGTCTTTACTACGAATATCCCAAATCAAGAATCCTTTATCATTGGTCTCGCCATGATTCTGTTGTACAGTCGACCCACAGTAACGCACGCGTCCTTCATGATCTAGAACCTGATTGGTTTTATGGATATCGCCAAGCATCGCGAAATCGTGGTGCTCAAAGATACCAACGTCGTGCTCGCCATGATCCATCACCCAGCCAATATCAGTTGACACGCCGCTAATGGCGCCGTGATATAAGGCGACATTAATCTTAGAATCGTCCGATGGCTTAACCCAATTGTCCTGATCAAACACACTAAGCACATTAAGGGTCAAAGAATCGCTTACAACCGTCTCGCCCGAGTTCTTAAGTAGATGTAGCCTATTGCAGTTTAAGGCGTCTGCAATGGGCGTCAGGGCGTCTTGACGGCTACTGTTCTTTAGGTTGCCGTCATGGTTGCCCAAGATAATATAAGTCGGTGCAATTGCAGCTAAGTTACGAAAGAAATCAGTACACAACTCTACAAACTCTGGCGAGATCTGAGTTTTCGTATGTGCAATATCTCCACAATGAACAATATAGTCTACCTTTTCGTTCCGTAGAGTCTCATACAATTGCTCAAATACGACTCGATATTCATAGTGATATTTTAAGTTCTTAATGTGTGTGTCGGCAATATGCGCGATTTTCATACACTCTCCTTGTCCTAAATGGACATAACCATTTCTTGAAGATGCGTATCTGCATCTACGAAAGTAGCTCTTTCTTTGCGACGTGCAAATTCTTCTTTCGTTAAAGACCCCACGTCTTCACAGCCTTTAACGTCAACTTTGTACAACTCAATGTCAAATTGTAACATTGTTTTGATTATTTTTTTGGCCTTTTTTTCAGCGTCAGCGTCAAGAGCAATGTACACAGGAGTATCATTTTCTACGATCCTCTTTATGAGTTTTGAGTCTTTTCGCAAGCTAGAGCCAAGAATAGGTACAGCATTACCAGCCACGATAGCATCAAAGATCCCTTCAACAATTACTAGATCACTGTCCCAATCAACAAACAACTCATTAAAGCATATGTCTCTTGAGGCTGACGGGTTCATGTACTTTCTGAAACTGTCGCGATATGTTCGGGCCACAAAGTAGTTTAGTTCGCCCGACATATTGTAGCTTGGTACTACAATCCTATCCGCATAGTCCCCAACTGATGTGTACCCTATTTTCCATCGCAAGATATCGCTATTTGTAATCCCACGAGAACGCAGATATGCCTTAGCCGGCTTGGCAGATAGCGGAATCGAGTTGCCAGTAAGGGTCCTAAATCCTTCTGGCATATCTAGAATGTATTCTGGTTCTGGTGTTTCCTCTTCAAATAGAGAATCGAACGCGTCTAAGCTTACTCGGCCGGCGACTGCATCCCACTGCTGCAACAACGCAAAGTCACCAAAGCGGCGAATGATCCGACGACACGAGCGGCCGCGGGCATCACAAATCCAGCACTTGTAAACATCACGCTCAATGTTAACTGACAACTTGCGCTTATGATGCTTACAGTATGGGCAGAAAAACAAGTGCTCGGAGCCAGACTTATACGAACGGCCCAAGACCTGTGTTACGATCTTGTACTTTTCATGCTCGTGCATTACTGCTCTTGGGGAATCTCTACTAGAATTACCTTATCAATCTCTTGATCATCATGCATCTCTTGATCAATATAGTTGACTTGCGGGGGAGGCTCATAAAAGCCTTGCATAAAATAAGTCAAGCCTAAGCCCAGAAAAAAGCCTGCTGCGATGTATTTGAGTGAATCCATAAACTCTCCTGTATAACCAATATATCACCTAGGGCAGCAGGTGTCAAGTATTTTTTTTACTGTTGTGGTCGACCAATTTTATACATTTGATCGTTAATAAACTCACGAAATTGTTCTTCGTTCTGGGCGCCAAGCTGTTGAAACACCTCTAGGCTAGCTTCAGCATCGGCAGTTTCAATATAGTTTAGCAGTTCTTTCAACCTACTCTCAACGGCATTGGCATAAACCTCGTGAGCGATTGACCACTCTGGTGGCAGAAGCGCGTGGCCTCCTTCAATTCTAAAGTGCTTTTCTCCGGTACCACTAGCCCATTTGCCTGTATCGCCAAAAATCATATTTTTAAGGTAAATAAGTTCTTGAGGTCGGCGCTGCAGTCGCGTTTCAAGCATCTCGCGGTATCGCTCTGCTGTCATCAAAGACATCGGTAAAACTGTATCTGGCAACATTTCTTGTGTGGGGATATAAGAGAATGTTAGAGTCTTAATTTCGCCATCAACTAAAGTGGGGATATTTCCTGAAACTGGGGCTCGAAAGCGTTGCAAATTTGCAATATCATTCCAAGCTTTTTCAATAGAGGCACGATTGCTTAGCTCGGTATATCCAGGCGGGCGCGCTGCTCTGTGAAACGCATAGGTTCCTGGCTGGGCCGCTGTCATGGCTGCTGAGGCTTCAGCACCTTTCATATTTTGATAATCGGCAAACTTTTTACCGCCGACAGTTCCAGCGAGTAACCCTGTGGCGACTGCGAGTGGAAGACCATACTTTTTGGCCAAGGCCTTTGCTCGGTCAGCAATGCCTTCATGCAAATTACTATCTTTTAAAATAGCATCGATTTCTTTTGAGAAAATCAATGCAAGCACCTCATCTGAGATCTCTTCTGCTGGGCGATTTTCTTCATTAAGAAAAGTACGCCATTCTGTCATCATTTGCTTATTCATTTTTTTACGCTCTCCTGCACTAAGTAGTATCCCGCTTTTGCAATTATTATAGAATCTGCACGATCATAAAATTGTGGCTTTGGATTGCCATGTTTAGTATATTCTACGCTGAGCCAGTTTTGCTCTTCAACGTGCTTAAGTACAACCTCTTTAGCTTTTTGGCCGCGGGAGACTTTGATGCCGGCTAATTTACGGGCGCTTGTAGCGGCCACATATTCTGGCTCGATGGAGAAGATGTCGAAACACATCCATGACACAATTCCATTGAACCGTGAGAGAGTTGAAAGAGTTTTTGCGGAGGAGAATCCGCTTCTAAAAGACTGTAAGCTCTGCTCGATGAATATATGTTCAATAGCGTTGCCAGTATGGCTATAACGATTAAGACCATATTTGTCATATAGGTCGTGTATTTGTTCTTTAACATAAGTTGCTTTCTCAAAAATATTTTTAAATTTGCGTGTATCCCAAGCATCATTGTATAATATACTGCCTGAGTTGTCGACCACTGTCACCCCCGTGATACTAGTCGATACGTCTAGACCAAGTATCATTCAGACCGTCCATAGTCGTCTTCGATTCTAACAGGCTTGTCTGCCAAGTGGTTTCCTATCTCTACAATAGTCGACTCCTCTACTGCCGTTAGACGATAGGGGCAGCCAGACTGTACGTTAAGAGTCATCCCGGGCTCAAGCATAGCCTCATGCCAAGGGTGCCCCACAGGGTCATCAAGCGTATACTCATCACCATACTTAGCGTGAACTTTGCCCGTAAGAACGATTAGTGATTCACTTTTTTGTGGATTGTATTTAAGGCTTGTTCTTTTTCCTTCTTGTAAAGTTAGTAATTTTCCGTGGCCAGCAGTAAAACTAGCCCAGATCATTTCTGAGCCCCAGGGTTTATCCTCTTTTCTCCATCTTGTAATCCAAGCAGCTTTTGCGTGCTTTTCTTCTCTAATTTTAGACATGCGCCTCTCCTAAAAATCTAGCTTTAGTTTAAAAGTATAATCTAGATCTTCAAGTTTTTTCACAGGATTTGCCAAATTAGCAATTGCAATTAAGTTTCCTTCGTCATCATAGAGGCCAATTTTAGTAATGAATGTCTGTTTTCTATATGAAGCTACGGGGTCTGGGTAGCTGGACGACATCGTGTTCTTTGCTTCGATTGTGTCTGATTCTTTGTAGATTCTGGATCCGGTAACCGGCGTTAACTTTCTCTGCTGGCCGTGTTTTACAAACGTAGGATTGTTTGAATAGTTTAGGTGCCCTTTTGGCGCGTGAGCCAGCATGGTCATTACCGGCACATAGTTTGTACCTTTATAGTCAATACCATAACTAATATATTCTGTAGATCCACTGGTTGTGGTGTATCCATCGCCGGGCATGGTGGTGCCCCAATATTTCCACGCAGAGGTTCTAAGATCTGATGGATCATTAATATAATCACGGCCTGTAGCACCGCCGCCATACACTGCTGTGGTGTTTTCTAGGTTCCAGCTTCCTGTTAAGATGATAAACCCTTCGTTATACAGAACGACTCCCGCAACCTTGTTAGCGCCCTGACTTTGCGCGTATGCAGATCCTGAGATCTGTATTAGCTCACCATTGCGCTCTTTGTCTGCTAGTTCTGCCACCAATGTTCCCGAGACATAGTACTTGAGCGATACGCTACCTTTTTTGATTGAAGAGCCATACAAGATTGAGGGTATGCTGATCAGGTTTAAGTCTTGGTTGCTCTTATCTCCTAGTGAGGACGAGTATGCATAGTGATCACTAAGAGGCGTATAATAATTCATCGTATTCTTTAGTGCCGTTATTTGTCGACGTGCAGTGCCTTGTTGATAAAAGCCCCTGCTTAACGATGCGGTCATCGGATAACTTGATGACATGACCGTACCATACCCAAAAGCAGCAAACGAGCCAGCAGTTACGGTCTTAAACGAAGATAGGGTGCCATCTTTGGTCACGAATGGATAAATAAGACCGTTGTCATTAACACTATCAAAGCCAATCGTACGGCCTGTGTTAGCTTCTGCTCTATCGACATTCATCTCATGTAGGCTCACTTGACCAGTTGAGGTATTAAGAACGGATGAAGCAAACGAACCACTCATGTTAGATTCGTCATTGATATAGATCTTTTCATCATAAACAAAAAAGCGGAATCTTGGATACGTTTTGATCCTGTTGTAAATGATGTCTTCGGAATTAAACTTATAGATGTACATGCTCTATTAATTAGCTTAGATGCGGATTTCTTTTTGTAATTTTACACAACCAATAATTTCAGCGTACCTGCTGAACAGGTTTACTTTTGATACGGTCGGGCCTTCGTTGCCGTACACCCATTCAAAAGTCTGCTTGACTCCATCAATTGTTTTTTCAATTTTCTTTTTTTCGCTGCGCATCCAGACAAGCTGCTGGTTCGTTGGTTCTGGCAATTCCACGTCTAGCTCTTTTGCAATTTGAGCCATCTTAAAGAAGTTACTGTCTTCTAAGGCCTGCTTTGCCTCTAAAAATAGTCTTTTTTTCTTTTCTTTAACGCTCTCTTGCTTTTCAGCTAATAGCTTATCGGGGTGTGTTTGTACAGCAATTTTTCTATATAGGTTTTTCAAGTCGCGGGCGCTGTCATCTAGATCATCGTTTTCAAGGTCTTCTTCAATCTCAGAGATCTCTTGCTCAGTCAAATCGACAATATACGGATCTACTTGCTTTTCTTGATATGTTTCTTGTGTCTTTTGCGTATTACAATCATAATCATACTCTTCGCAAAACTCAAGAAAATCTTCTTGAAACTCTTGTTTTCTAAGCTCGTGTTCTTCTGTAACGTAGTCCAGCTTAGTGTACAGATACTCTAGTTCTGTCAAAAGTCTCTTGTACTTTGATTTAAGTCGGCGGGATGCTTTAACATCGCCTGACATTTTAGTAATCCAGACGAACTCTCAGCGTCATCTCGTTTGTCGGATCCTTGCGAAGGGGCTCGGACAATTTAGCAACAGCCATCAATTCGTTGTCTGCAGAGTATAACCCTACTGTCGTGACAAATGAAACCGGAGTATCTGTGCTCTGCTGCTTAACTCGCAGCTTTGATGCACTAAGGTATGTCGGGTTTGCGCTGTAGTTGAACTCATTGTGATTTGCTCTGCAGAAGTATACTGTTGAGTTTAGCTCTGTTGTGTTATTGAA